AGGGATGCCTGCCTGCTGTTCGGGAGATGTGGTGTCAATCGCCCCGTCTGGTGCCGTGGTAGAGCTTTCACGGCTTATATGATCGAGAAGCCGTTGACGCGACACCTCCCGAGACAGCCGGACCCTGGAGATTGCTCCCCGGAGGTCCGGCGTCAGCGAGGGCAGTCCTGCAGTGACACGCCCGTTACCATTCATCAGACCCCCGTACCGAGTGTGGCGAGACGGTAGCCAATGAAGGTAATTGCAAACGTGATGGTCGGGCTGGTGCCTCCAAGCGTCCAATAGAACCCGAATTTTCGGGACATCGGGAAATTGGCAGTCAGCACACCGCCGGTGTAAGCGTGAGTTACTTCCGTCGCTGCCTGCAAGAACGGCAGGAAATTGACGTTCTTCGACAGCTTGGAAGCGGCAGTCACCTGTGCCCAGCGTGACACCACATAGTAGTTTGTGTCATCCGGCGTTACTGTGATCGCCACATCTAACGTAGGAGTCGTGGCGCTCCCTACGCTGGTAACGTCCAGAGTGAACAATCCACCGATGATGTCATCGGGCATGGTGCATACGCTCGAAGCGGCAGTCGTTGTTCTGGCGGCGGAAGCCACGAAAATATACTGCCATCGTGCATACGGAGTAGGCATGGTTTCCTCCTATACCAGAAGATCGAACTGGGTTAAGTAAGCGGCGTTCCCCGCAAACGATGCCGAGTATGTGCAGGTCACCGTAAACGCGAGTAAGGTGGTTGCCGCAACAGCAGTCTGTGCGGTAGTGATAGCCTTCGTGTGAATCGTCGGGGTAGTGCCCATCCAACCGTCGCCGCTCACACCCTGAAGGATCAGCGAAGTGGAATCCCACATCAACCTGACGATATATCCGAAGTTAGTGTTGGCCGAATTGACCGCCACGGCTCCAGAGGTTGCAATCGTGGTGTTGCTGGCGAATGCAGCCGCTTTGCCGTAGCAAATGTTCAAGGTGACATTGGTTGTCCCGCCGCCCGTCACTCTCCCGCCAATCTGAAGAGTCATCATCTGGCCGTCAACCTTCTCAGCCAGCATTGCGACATAACATGCGGTTGCGGTCGCGGCCGCAGCACCGGCAGCCGAAACCAAGGCAGCGGAAGCGGCATCCTTGAACTGTGTTTCCGTGGTAGTGATCGCAGTCGTCCCGACGATGGCGGAGGGGACTCTCGCTCTGAAACTAACTGAAGCTGACATATTTCATCCCTCCCTTACACCAAGCTCGCATCGCAGGAAATCCGGCGATAGCGGTAGGTGCTGGTGTCGAGCGTTTTAACCGCGAAAACAAACCGATAGGAGCAGTAGCTTCCAATCTTCCCTTCCGGGTCGGCTGGATTCGGGCCGCTGCTGAATGTGTTGATGCGGAAAGCCTGCTTCTCGGGATCGGTGACTTTCGACGGTCCCGCGCCGGCAAGATCCACCGCGCCGACAGCCTCATTGCCTACCAGGTAGGCATAGTAGAGGAGGTTCGGGGCGGTCCCGCCGGTTGCCACATTAGTGCTCTCCACGATGCGGCATCCATACACCTTGCCGATTTCTCCCTCGTACAAGTCGGTCGGGCGTCCGTACTTGGTGATGTCGATGAAGCCGCCTGCCGTGTTGTCGGAGCAGATATCGAAGGTGGTGTAGGGATGGGCGATCATGTAGAAGTCGCCATCGGACATCGGGCGAACATCGTGACCTTTCAGGTCGGCGACATTGCGCCGGATATCGTTGACGGTCGCATAGGCACCCAAGGTCGTGATGTCGGGGTTTCCGGTCGTGTTGGCATCGAACTCGATTCGGGCGATGGTATCGACAGTCAGGCCGGCGCGGTAGCCAAGTTGATCGGCTGCGTTCGCGGCCATGTTGTCGATAGCGGTCTCCGAGAGGAGTTTCGACAGGGTGATGTAATCTGAGTATTCCGACACGGTCGCTGTAACCGTGGTGGTCGTGAGAGGCAGCGATGTGCCGACTGTCCCCTCTGCGGACGGCGTGGTATTGGCCGCGTACAAACTGTAGCGATACCACTGAATTGTTACACCGTTTCTGAGAGGGATGGAGTCGGGCATGGTCGCGCCCAAAAAGCGGAACTGTTTCTTCAACTGAGACAATGCCTTGCGCTGATAGAACTTTGCTACCAGATGGGTAATTGTCCCGGTGGAAGTCATGTTTCCCTGGTGCGTTTCGGCCTATTACATCACTGTAATGGCACTCCCGTTGTCGCCAACGGGCACGGACTCTATCATCACTTCTTTCGAAGCGGTCGGCGTATTAGCCTCTTGAGGAACGCCACGGCGGTTCAGGATTTTAAGTCTATCTACGAAAACCTGACGTTTTGCTGGATCATACTCGCCATTCATGCGAATAAACTCCAGTAATATAAGCGCCTGTTCTCGTTTTAAGACAAGATAGGGAAGAACGCCTAAAAGTAGTTTTTCTTGTGCTTTGTGACCGCATAGAAGCCACTTCCAAGCCGTCTTCGCTATTCCCTCACGCCTTCCATTGTTATGAACCGTACCGCCAAATCTGTCAACAATCCAGTCCATCAAGCGACGGTCACAATTCGTAACTTGGATACGACAACCGTAGAGCGGCCGCAAACTAACCCTTCTCGTACTAATTTCGCTGTTTCTTTTCTTATAGGTACGGAAGTATCCCGGCTTATAATGGCTGGCATAAATACCCAAACAACCTTCCCCATCCAGAATTCCAGCCATATATGCGTAGCTACGGTTCTTCATATGCGTCTTCCCTCCGTCTCTGCTCCGTTATGGAGCCGTTGACGGATATAGCCGACTTTATACCGGCCCGGTATTTTTTGTTGAGCCGGTTGGTAAGCCACTGTTTTGACCTCCAAATCCAAGAGTTGTTGTGGTTTAGCTCTGTTGGATAGCGGGCAGTTCGGCTCGCGTGTGCCGACAGAAGCTCGGTTTCAAGCTTCTTTGCCCGTCAGGAGGTCATCCGGCGGGACCGGGAGAGGTTTTCTCCCGATTACAGAATGCTTAACATTAAAGACGTCTACTTGTCAACAAATATATGCCAGATCGAACCGGGGCCGAGGGTAATGTTGTCTTTCCCGAAGTACTCATCAACAGCTTTCTGCACTCCTGCGAAATTGTAATCGTGCCCACTCACGAGAATCCTGGTCTTCGGAGTCCATAATCTCAGGTCTTGGATGACGAACTCGTAATAGTGGTTCCCGTCGATGAAAACCATGTCGATTTCTGGCGGAACAAGATCACTGACAGCGGCATCCTCGCTTCTCATCTTCAGCGTGGTAAGGTTGGTGAAATGACCCACATTGCCGATGTATTCCTCGTACTGGTTTGGGTCGGCGGCTCTGTATTTGAATGGACCGCAATATCCATCTTCCGAGACAAAGTGGCCCTCACAGATATCACCGGGTTTGGGAAACGGGTCTACGGCGTAGACATGAGGACATCCGCTGGAGCAGATTCCGTAGGTATTGCGCCCCTTCCATGAACCTATTTCGACAACTGAATCCATTTCTCCCGCACGCGCATGAAGCCAGCGGAGTTCGTTTTCCTCTACCTGTCCTTCAACGTGCATTCCAATTGATTCACTTGTCATGTGGAAATCCTTATCGCCATCATAAATTCAGCGAACGTAATGAACGTTTCCCCGCGCTGATGCAGTTCGTCCACCACCCACCCGATCTGATCAACAGTCATATTCTCCTGATTGTGCGAGTAGAACAGGAAGGGCGCGACCGCCTCGCGGCAGATATTCAGGTACTTCCCGGCGTTCTCACGCACGGTCTTTTCGGTCCCGTCGCCTTTGAGCCAGTCGCGGTCCATCACAGGAACGTCAAACGGGTCGATCTCAGATAGTGGCTTTATTACATGACCCACCGATCTAACGCCCAAGAATGTAGTCTTATCCTTATACCATTGAATCAACTCGGGAGAGGTCTGACCGTAAGGCATCGCGTGTGTAGTTACAATTTTTCCGGTGTATAATTCAATCAGGTTAGCGGCGTGAATCACCTCGCGGAACCAATAGCGCGGGTTGGGCGGCAAGGGAATGTGTGTCAGTGAGTGCACTCCGATCTCGTGACCCACTAACATCAAATCACGGAGTGCGCCCCATTCCTCTTCAGTGATCTTCGAGAAGGTAGGAAAGAACGTCACCCGACCATCCAGCTTCATCACCGCATCGGCGACGCCCATCCAGTAATCCACATCGTCGTCGTCAAGACTCAGGCAGCAGTAGGTCATCGAAGCAACCTCCTGCACATCGCGTCCCGCTCGTTGTAATGTTGCGGTTCATCACACAAACCGTCGTCGAATGATGGCATGTGGAAGCTGTCAGTCGGTACAACCCAATTGACTTTGCCATGCTTCTTATTGACCATGGATAGGAGTATATCGTCTTCTCTCCATATCTTTATGTCGGGATTGTCGATTAAAAATTCCGTCGCTCTTACTATAACCCGCTTATGAGTCATGTGTAAAAACCCGAGTATAACGTCCACTTCCGACGGATGTATCACCCTCTGTCGGTCTATATACGGGTTTTTCGTTTTCCCGAGGTTGATACCGTTCGGCCCGACTATGGTATTCTGCGGGCAGATGGTACTGCATTGATGATAAAGGTCGCTCACTGTTTTCAGCCCTACGCAGTAATCGTCATCACAGAAAAGAATGTGATCGTTCTTTGCCGTGAGAGCGATGGAATACCTTACCAACGGCCCGAAGTTCTTTGAGGAATCGATGACAATTTCATCGCCGGATTTCACATATTTATCGGCTCCGTTGTTCCACACGATTATCTCATCTGGTGCCATATTCCCTTCTCTGAGCGCACGTATGATGACCGGGAGATTGGCAAATCGCTTGGATTGATAGTGCAGGATTATGGCAGTTATCATCTCAGCATTTCCTCGGGGCAATTACTGAGCATTGAGTAGTTCTTTCCGAGATGAAGCATCCGCAATTTCTGAAAATACCCCGAACGCCAACCCTGCCGGCGCAATTCGCGGCAATGAATCATGTCGTAGGTCTTTACGCCGTCGTCCATCGGAGGCCATTCCTTCATGGCTCCCTTGCGACATAACCGTATTCCGCCGCAGTTGACGTGTTCCATCACTTCATCGTCGGTGTAATGCGTACCGCCAACCAGGTACTTCGTTTCCTCGTCAGGTGGGGTCCACGGCACGATATTGAAGTTGACGCCAAGCCAAGACAGGATGGCAAATTCCGGATGCCGCTGCATGATATCCACGGCGGGTTTCAGGTGCGGGTAGGGATCTCCGAGCAGACAATCGTCATCGGCCAGGATGTAGATGTCGCTAGTGGCCTGTTCATCTGCGGCAATACGCCGCTCGCGCTGGAAGGCAAGTTCATTACCCTTCGGGCAGGTGATGATTCCGACTTTATCGGATTCCATGGCCCACCGTTCCATACACATTTCGAATGCGAAACTGCGAATTCGTCCCAATGGGGTTTCGTCATAGTCGAGTGTCGTTACAAGGATGTCCGTCATACGAATTGGACACCTTTCTTTCGAAGGTATTCCGCAAATTGTTTGTCGTCCATGTTGGCGGTTTCGGACTCAATATTTCCGATTTCATCAGTCGGACCCGCTCCGGCACCACCGAGAACAGGCGGGACTCTGGGACCGGGATTCTGTTCTGCGGCCTGCGCGTTCTTCTTAATGACGCCTTCACCCAAGAGAGAGTAGTAGGCCAGCCTCATGTTGTCGGCAGTCAGCGGCTTCTGTTCGGCGGCAAGTCGCGTCCTGATCCGATCGGCATTCTCGGGCAGATCCTCATAATCAGGCACGGCTCGCAGAAACTCCTGGGCCTGAAAGCCGTATTCCATCTTGTCCACGGTCGAGAGAACGCGGCTGACCATCGGCCGATAACTGTCAAGGTAGTCCTGCGCCTTGAGTGGGTCTTCTTCGAGCAGTTTGAAATATTCCGCTTTCTGGAATCCTCCATTGACAGGTGCGGCTACAGGAGCCTGAATCGCTCTCGCTTCAAAGTCCTTCAGCCGATCATGCTGTTGCTTGATGTGAATCGTGGCGTTTTCCTGCGCCTTGATCATCTGGGCGATTACTTCGTCCTTTGTCTTGCCCTTGTAAACCTGTCCGGTGGCCGTCTTGAATTCGTATCCTTCGGGCGGATCTACTGGCGGGGTTGGTGTTGCCGGGGCGCCTGTTGCTGTGGTGCTTTGCTGGTCGATGGCGGTCTGTAGTTCTACATCCGTCATTTCGTCTTCCATGCTATTCTCCTTGGCCGGTCTGGCCGATTGAAAGTTCGGGATACTGGATACCCAGTTCCCTCAATTCCTTTTCCTTCGCCTCTAACTGTGCGATGGTTCCATCAACTTCGGTAATGATCTCCGCATACATATCCTCGCGCGCACGCCACGTATCAAGCAGACGCAGAGAGGCCCGATCCTCGAGTTCCCTGCCCCTGCGTAACCTCTCCTCATGATCGTTACAATAGGCAACAAGATGCTTGACGATGCTCCGCCATCCCGCCATGCGCTTCAATTCGCGGTAGTCCTGTCCAGCCTGGATCAGATCAAGTTCTTCCTGAGTTGGTTCCGGCATTATCCGCCTGTGCTTTCGGAAGGTTCGGGTTTAGCTGCAAGCATATTCATTCCGTCCATGCTCTTGCCGATAAGCAAGTGCTGCAAGTCATGCGCGGCCTGCTGTCCCATTTCGGCGTGTGCGCCGCCCTGATCAATGATGCCCTTCAGGAGCGTCCGCACCAGATCGGCAAGTTGCTTGTCCTCGTTTCCGTCGTGCTGCGCAGCAAGCCGCTCCTGTTGCATCTGAAGGTGCAGACGGTCGGTAGGCGGCGGCTGGTCCATCTTCTGTTGTTCCTGCGGGGTCATGTCGCGGAACAGGTTTGTGACGGGCTGATGCACCAGCATATCGAATAGCATCTGCTCCAGTTCGACAAAATTGATGGTCTTGCCGGTCGCCTGCAATTGCTGTATCAGGCCCGGATTCATAAGCGTCTGCAATACCAGCGGGAAGTTTTGAGCCAGAGCCGCACGGCTCGCCATCTTGGCTGATGCTCTCATGGAGAATTTCACCGAGGCATTCATGACCTGGAGCGGGTCGATCTTCAGGATTTTACCAGCGTCACCGATGAGATTGATTACTTCGTTCGGGTCGAGAAACTTCTGGTTAAGCGTATGCCAGTCTCCAAGGAACTGTTCGATTACGCAGTCTTCCCCGTTTTCGACCTGGTACTGAACTCGCGTCCCTGTGGCTTGCATTTGAGCGCCCACTCCTGTTGCTGTGCGATTGGCAGAGTTGCCACCGCTTGACGGAGTTCCGAGAATCGCCAGATCAGACCCGCCTGTAATTTTCTGCACTCTGATGTCGGACGCCTGCACTTCGACATAAGCCTGCTCCGTGATGTTGTTGACCGTCCCCATGACGATATCGTTTTTGGGGTCGTCCGCGTCCGTGACCTGACCGGGCCGCACTTTCAGTTGGTAAGCGGGTATCGCCAACCCGCGCCGCTTCACCATTGGCTTATTCAGGCAGAGCGCCAGCTCATCGATGCGCGCATCCACAATGGCCTTCTGTAGCCGCTGCTCGCCCTCGCACACATCCGAAATAGCGAGCCCGTAGAACCGCCCCGGCACGTCACAGTAGAAGAAGTCGTAGTAGTTCAGGAAGCCGTATTCGTTCGGCTCGTTATACATTGTGAACAAGCGGTTGATGACCCACACCTTGCGCGCCCGCGTGGTATATTCGATGATTTCCAGGCGCTTACCGGCCGGGTCGGCGGTCGTGTCGTTTGCGGGTTGCGACCACATCTGCCGGTACAGATCCGTCTGCTGCTTGGTGAAGTCCGCTTGCGCTCCCGGTTTTCGGTAAGACAGATCTATCAGATCGTCGTCGGACGGGACATTGAAGTCATCCACGTCCCGGTAACTGGCAACTTCATCAATCGGGACCAGCTTGCGGACGGCACAGAAACGGGCATCGCTTACGAGATGACTTGCGGTGAGCGGATCAATGTAGAAGTCGCGGATATCGACGTGACGCACGAAAGGCTGATTTATCTTCTCCTCGTAAGGCATCCGCTTGATGGTAAACTTGAGTCTGCCCGTTGGTATGGTGATCGCACCGAACTGAGGATGATGGAAGGTCTTTTTTTCGGGCGCACTATGGCGATAGGTAAAGATGCGCTTTTCTTTTTTCCGGCTCTGGTAAATCTCAGCAATCCCGTTCCCATAGAGCAGTCCGCTCTTGTAGCAGCGCCGGAATACCTCTCGCACTGTCGCCATGCGATGCGCGGACAGGTTATCCATCTGCGCCATGATGAGTGCCTGAGTTGCGCGGACTTCATCGGGGGTCGTCCCCATCCTCGCGGCAGCCTGAAACCAGTCGGGCCAGTCCGCAAAGATAGCTCCGACGATTTTTGGCAACATCGCTTCGGTCTGTTCGAATATGGTGTAGTTCGGGATATTGGCGCGTGGTGTGCGAGTGCCTTCCCAGAACTTCGTTGCGCCCCATCCGAGGTAAAGTTGATCGGCGGTAGCCCATCGGTTATCGAGGTTACTGGTTCGGTACTGTTCGGCTTGCTGGAAGTCCTGTGTTGCGATCTTCAGCGCCCGGTCGTTGCTCCACGGCTTGTCGGGCAGGATAAGTTGGCGGTTTTCCGCGTCGGTCAACGGCACACCCGCTGCATTGCTGTCGAGGTTCATAGGACACCCGTCATTGGGTCGTATTGGCTCGATTTGGCGCGGTCTGCGGTCCAGTCGGGCATTCCGGTTATCGGATCAAAGCCCATAAATCGGTCTTGCATCGGAAACGGCAGTAGATTGCTTCCCTTCGGCGCATTCGGTATCACATCGTAAGACGCTTCGCCGTCTGCGCGGAAGCAGTGGTCGGTAATCGTGTCGAGAATGTCGTCGTGGTAGCTCGAGGTGCGCGAAAATCGCACAATCTGGTTGATCAGTTCGGCTTTGCATGAGATTTGATCGGAAAACCGTATCAATCCCGCTTGGAACCAAGGCTGTAGACCTGCAATCCGCTGTTTTTTGCTCTTTCGATTGTCCCGTTGTATCAAAACAAGGGTCAAAAACACTCCCCGCTTCTCCATTTCACGGCGCAGGAAGGGCTTCAACACGCGAGCATGGGAATCCTTCTCGATTTTGAACGCAATCGGATTGAAACGGCGCTGGATATCGAACATCAGCGCAATAACTTGGTGCGGTGTGGGCTTACCCGCGGTGATTTCCAAGGCATAGATGCGCCCGTCGCGGTCCCACCCGCTCACATTCAGCACGGTATCGTCGTTTTTGGCGATATTGACGGCATCTTCGTCCATGCCGGCCAGATCGACGGTGCAATAGATGTTCAAGCTGGGACGCAGTTCGTTCAGCAGATGCGCGGGAGTGAATACGATCTTGTCCTTACTGCACAGACCGCCAGTGGACGGAACCGGATTCATGTAATACTGGCTGGCAACCAGGAACGGTTCGACCGCTTCCTTCTTACTAAGAAAGTCTTCAGAGATTCGTTCCGGCCACAGCAATGTTCCATCAGGGTTACGAGCACTCTTAACCTTGATCTTCCATTCTCGGTCCTTCGGTTCGCGGTTTTCTTCCCGATCGCGCACCTGTCCGTAAAAGTCGGCGTAATCATAGGTGGTCCCTTCAACGATCATCCAGCCTACGGTTCCATTTGGGTAGTGCTCGATGAGCGGGTCGAGATATCCGCAGAATCGATTGGTCTTGGCAAGCTGACCGGGCGTCTCGGCCGTAGTCCAGTCCACCACGTCACACAGGAAAATCATGTCGTAATGGAAACCCGCGATGACCTTGCCTACGCTCATGAGCGAAAGCGTCGGTTCCTTGCGATGTACGGGTCGGTGACAGACCGTGAACGCTTCCTGATTGCCCCAGTCGGCGGCGCTCTTGGCCGGTGGGCACAACTCGGGGAACAGGGCGCGTAGATGCTCGTTGAATTGAAAGTGCTTGCGGATCACATCAAATACGGCTTGCCCCTGCTCCCCGATGGCCGTAACGAGTCCTATTCGGATATCGGGATAGTTGATGATGGCTTGAATGATTCCGCCCTCGGTGATGTAGGTGGTTTTCAGACTACCGCGAGGGTAGAGCGTCATGATGTTGCGGATGCCGCTTTCCTTTTCCAGTTCTTCTACGGAGCAGTCGGGACGGTATTCAATGCCCGTTTTGGCGTCGTTGAGTTTGTCCGTGCCGCCGCGAAATTTGGGCATGTTCTCCCCCATTTCGTCGTGGACCTTGTGATTGACCCAATCGTGCTTGAGGACATCGTGAACGAGGTAGTAGAGATTCGTTCGTGCCGCCTGCCGCAGCATGATGAACTTCTTTATCTCATATTCCTTCTCGTCAGGCGTCACGATATCCTCAGAATTTCAGTTCTCCGCGGGCTATTGAGGTTGAAGAAATGGCGGCAGGAAGCGTTAACGCGAGCGCATTCTTCATAAGCGCCGTCTCCCACGCACCGTCCAATCTCTTCATCGGCCACATGGCGCAATTGGTGATGTGCCCGAACGGCACGTCCAGATCGCAATAGATCGAGACATCGGCATCACGGAGTTTCCTGCACAGGTCGAGATCGTCTCCCCATCCGTCCTTGCGTATCTGACCGAGTGTCCAGTAGGGCGACTCGATTTTGTCGAACACCGATGTCTTGATGAGGAATCCGCCGCTGGTGCAGGCGATAATCTTTACCAGTCCGCTTTCCGTTCCGTTCAGGAATCTGGGATTGCAAAATCCCTTCTCGTCCATCACAGAATACATCAGCGGCTCGAACGGAGGTTCCCGTGCGACGGACAGCCCAACTACCACATCAAGATCGCGCTCCAGCAGACATAGGAGAACGCTTGGATGGAATAACTGATCGTCGTCAAGATAGAAGATGCGTTCCGCTTTCAGTGACCGCGCCTTCTCGACGATGTTGTTTCGGTTCTCGGCCACACTCGGGCCGCGCGCTACCGCGACCGGCGGTGTTCCTACGGGACGCTCCAAGTTCTCAAGCGCGTCCCAGAACACGCTCCAGCGTGAGTTTTCGGCGCATGGTACTCCGATCAGAACTTTAGGCACAATCCTCCCACCATGGTTTCAACGGCTTTCGAGCGGAAACGACTCCCATGAAATTCCCTTCAGGCAGCAATTCAAACCTCACCGCCACAAAGTCGCATTTTATCCTGAAAGGATTTATGCAAGACTTTGAACGATAGGAGTCCTGACAGAAGAACGTGAGCGATTCCGGTGACAGCGCCCGGACGTGACTGGGATCTCCCCACGCCCACACAGACGAAAACATCGGCGCCCAGAGCTGAAGTTGCGCGCCCGACTTCATCACACGATAAAGATCCTCCCAGAACCGGAACCACTCTGCCGTCTCTCCAGTCTTACCGATATGTTCCAGAACGTGAACCGCCATCACCACATCGATGGAATCGTCCGGGAGCGGGATATTCTCCACCCCCAGGCGACACACGATGTCAGGCTTAAGCGCGGGATCGCAATCGAGCAGGATGACTTCAGCTTCAGGCATCACTATATTGCTGCGATCCATGCGCCCCGAACCCAGAACGAGAATCTTCAGATAGGTATCTCCGCCCAGATGAAGGTTTGATAGAACAGGTTCACGCTTGCCGCCGTCCCGGTAGGATACAGGAACGTGCTCGGAGCCATGATGCAGGTGCCGTTAAACTCCATCCACATCCCCGGAGTCTGATAGATGTTCGTGGCCGTTGCCACGGTTCCCTGCTGGATACCGATGCCCCGGAAATGCACTCCTACCGCCGTCAGGGTGAAAGCCGACAGAACGATCGCCTGCGGTTTGCCGAAACTCGAACCCAGAAAGCCATTGACCGCCGTGGAAATGGCTGTGCCCGTGGGAACCGGAGCCGCCGTAGCGATCGACGCACCCGCCGGCGTGAGCGCGAGGAACCCGAAAGAAGTCAGTACGCCCGTACCGCTGACGTTCTCCAGCTCGTAACGTATCGGAACGACATTCACGCCCGACCCAGCCGGATTCCACAGGGCAAAGAAGCCCGTGGTAGACGTACTGATGGAAAGGGCCAACCCGGCCGCCGCAGTCGTTACCGCGAACACCTTCCCACTTTTCGTCAGATCGTAATAATCCCCACCCGCCAATTGCACCAACGCTGGTACTGCCATAATGATTCTCCTTTTCGAAAGTGTTTTGTCTTACTCTCTGCTACACCGTTACCAACTCTACCGCAATCTGCGCGCCGTCCATGTCCTCGCACAGAAAGTTCCTGCTCGCAGTTGAAACAAACTGCGTCCCCAATCGCCACTGCACAATCTGACCGGGAGCCAGTTGCAACCCCCATCGCAGTCCAGATAACTCCCCGTCCCCATACTTGATCACAGCAGGCCGCTCGCTCGTCTTCCCCGGATTCACGATATTATCGAAACTCGCCTGAAGATTGATCGCGGGCCAGGTAGTCGCCAGTTTCGGATTGATGTCGTACTGGCTCATGATCATCTTTTCCAGGTTGTAGACTGTGTTCTTTTTAATAAGCGTCAACGTAAAACACGGCATCGTCTTGCTCCTTTCTCTTTCGGTCTTACTTCCGTTTCACGTGAAACCTCACCCCCGCATCATCCTGTCCACAAGCGCGCTCTTGACCCGCTTCGGCTTCTTCACCGGCCCGCTGGCTAAATCGTGCATCTCCCCATGGCTCATCTTCAGCATCCCCTTGTTCCGGTCGAACAACTTCCCCGGCTCATGCTCCGCTATCGCCGCCGCTACCCTCTGCTTCTCACTGTATGGCATCAACCTTCCCCTCAAACCCCTGACACCACCCATCCGCCTTCGTCGGCGGCCACAACGACACCGGAGTCATCCCCATCTGCCCCAACCCCGTCTGCACCG